TCTCTAGCAGTTGCTGCTTTGTTTGCGAGGATTCCAATATTGACGTTATCGTTGAATATTGCGTAATGGAGTAAGTATGATACTACAGTCGTAGATTTACCAGTCTGCCGAGGCATCTTACAGATATTAAATCTATTCTTATGAAAATTTTTTATTAGTTTCTTTTGAAACTTATACATGTTAAACGAGACTAAACCTTCGTCAACGTTAACAATTTTTATGTGAGTTTCTGTAAAATATACTGGATCTTTTTTACATTTGAGGAACTCTACGATATGTTCCTCAGTAAATTCTGTTTGTGTATTAGCTTTCTTTAGATTAGGATTACCAAGATAGATGTCACTTTTTTGTCCCATAATTTACTTCCAACTAGATTGACCGTAACCTGATTGTAAGGCACTACCTGCTGATTTTACTGCACTATGTACACCTTTTGCTATGTTACCAATTCTTTCTTTAGATGGTCCTTTGAAATTACTCTTCTCTTTTTTCTTTGTGCTATATGGTGCTGGTTTTCTTTTGTCTTTCATTTCAGTATTTTTTGTACCACGAGTAGCAAGCGTAGAACCTTTATCTGGTTCTCGTTTTGCTAACTGATTATCTTTTACTTCTTTTGCTTTTATATTAATAGTTTTGCCAGGTGTTTTTCTGTCAGAGTCCTTCAACTTACTAACCATCTCCCTGATGGATTTGACTTTTTTAGCAACATCAGTAAGTTTATTATACTGCTTTACATCTTTGATTGATGTTGACTGTTTGATAGCCTGAACAAGTTTATCATACCTTGCGTTACCTTCACTACAAGAACATTGATGTTTTTCTTTTCTTGCTTTTAATTTCTTGAGAGCAACATCAAGTTTTGCCTTCTTCTTTAAAGAGGAAGGTTTGTTTCTGCGAGAAAGTTCTTCTTGTATTTTGTCCATGTTTTATTTATTTGTTTTTATCCATAAGTCCATTTGCCTTCAACATTTTCTGAAGATCAGCAGTGCTACCAACAAATAATGAGTTGTTAGTAACTTGTTTTACAGACTTATCCTCATCCAAATCTTTCATCTTTTTTTGTAGATCAACTAACTTGTCAGTTGTATCTGCAATATGTTTGATCAACTGTCCAGCAACTTCATACGCTCTAGGATGTTGAGAGTCACCTGCAACATCTAAGATACCATCAACTGCCTCCTGACCTTTCTCAATAAGATTATAGAACTGTGCTCTACTATACTCATAATCCTTGGTAGGATCATCTTGTATCTCTTTGAGACGTTTAGGTTTAGTTGAATTAGCAATTTCTGTTTTCACAGATAGTGCTTTGTCAATAGCATCAAATCCTTTATCCATTAGATATCAGTCCCTAAAGAACTACTACGTTGCAGTCCATCATTACCGAAGAACTCACTATTCTCACTAAATCCAAAGTCATCACCAACCTCGATAAGTGAGTTGTCAGTAATATTTACCAAATTCACAATGTTATCAGCATAATGTTCAACAACTTTAGTTCCATACTGACCTCTTTTTACTACCAAATTAGTACCATCAACCTCTTTTACATACATGGTTTCATTATTAATTTGTATGTAATTTCTAGCAGCAATACCTGCAGCGTTATTTACCTTAACTAACGTTTTCTTATCATCTAAAGCAACTGATAATTTTGTTGTAGCATCATCATTATAATCCTTGACTGCTTGAGGAGTAACAGTATATCTTTGTTCTCTTGGTGCTCTGATAGCAGTAGAGTAATCGACTTGAACCTTCTTGATGATTCCGCCTTCGTCTGTAGGTACTTCCTGATAAAAATATGTTTTAGCAACAAAATCTAAATCATATTGAATAAATCTTCTAGTTGAAAAATCTCCTTCGTACTCATCACTAAAAGAAATGTTTCTTAGTGTGTATGGTATATCTCGTTTTTCTTCTATACCCTCTAACATATTAACTGTTACATTATATGAAGGTTGAAAAAATGGAAGTATTTGTTCTACAATTTGCAAAGCATCATCTTGAAGTTTGGTTGCAAAACTCAATCTAAATCCAATATCATACGGTACAGGTAAAAACAATTTCTTATGTTTTGTTTTTGATGTAGGAGTTTTGGCAGTAAATTTTGTTATTGGTGATGCTTTACGAGAAACGTCGTAAGTATATGATGTTAACTCAAATGAAATTCTAGGTAAAGTAAGTGCTATATTGTCATCAAAATTTTGCTGTTGTTCAATTCTTGCTAAAAATCTTTGCATCGGTCCGTATGCAATAGGAACCTTAACCATACTAACAGCCTTACCATCACCAGCAAACTTTTTGATTGTGATGTTATTAAACAGAGTGCCAAAAGCAATAACTGTTTTTCTTATAGTCTCATTGTAAAAATAATTACCTACCATTATACTTCACCAAACGGATTTCTTTCTGTAAAGTCTAGAACTGATGTATCGGAACGTACTTCAATAGTGTCTCCAGTATTGTAAGAATCGTCGTCATCATAGTTGATGTTATTTAGAACGTATTGTGCAGATCCAAATCCAACGTTAGATATAATCTCACCAACAGCAAACTCACCAGAAAGATGTTTAGCAAGTAACGTATTGGTAGATGTATCCCATTTAGAAACAAATGCAGTGGTAAGACTTGATTGACCAGTAATCATCTCACCATACAAGAATGTGCCACTACCTACGGTAGACGCTGCACCTATCGTTACTGTAGGCACAACGGTATATCCATAACCAGCATTGGTAATATGAACACTTGCTATCTTACCATCTGCAGATAGTTTTGTGGTTCCAGTTGTTCTTGTTCCTCCTGTATCTGGTTCGTCAAATGTGATGGTTGGTGGTGTAGCATATCCAGATCCAGTAAATGACATAGTTACAATACCAACTACACCTGCTGTACCAATACCAGATTGTGCTGTTACACCAGATCCTTTTCCATCTTCAGATAGGAATTGTATTGTTGGACTGTCTATTCCCACAACATATCCAGCACCAGGATCCGTTATTTCAACACGGGATACTGCTAAAGACTTAAAGTTTCTTGTACCAGTATGAGTTGTAATAGCAACTGCTTTTGCAGCATGTCCTGATCCTACAGGAGGTTCAATTAAAACTGTAGGTGCATTTGTAAATCCTGATCCACCATTGATAATATCAATCTTAAATATACCGCCATTCGTAAGTGTTGTAAATGCAGTTGCTCTATTACCCTCATCACCTAATGTCATGGTCACGTTGTAACCAGCAGTTTCAAAATCATCATCAATAGCATCAATACCAGTATTGATTGTTTCGTCTGAATACTCAAATGGTTCTAGAGTCAACCTGTAAGTATAATTTTTTTGTAACTGATAAAATTCTACAAGATCATTTACATATTTGATTTCAAATATTATATCTCTTAGAGGAAAATATATAAGATCTCCTTCATATGGTCTTTCTTGATTTTCAGGTCTTCCTGTAGGACCAACTTCTTTACCAGGAAATTTCCATAACAATGGTGCTATACCGTTTGTATATGATTCTTGTGAGATAATCACATCCATCTGGGCTGTTGATCTTACACCAAATTTTGTAAGTAAATTATACCCAGAATCAAAACCTTCATATGATTCTATATAACCTTCTATAGGAAAGGATCTATCAAATTTAGAATCAACAACTTCACGCATCACCTCTTTAGATGTAACGTATACTCTTGGCATATAAATGAACTCGATGCCATGCATCTTTATATGTTCATTCACTAGATCCTGAACTAGGTTTTGTTCACCTATACTGCCTTGTAGAAAAAACGGGTTTAGTGCCATTAATCAAATGGTACTCCTAAATCTTTTGCAAAATTTTTCCTTCTAGTAGCTTTGTCTTTTACGCTACCTGAAGTTTTATCTATGATATCCATGCCCTTCACGATATCACTCATACCTAGAGATTGCATGTCTTTTAGAGATTTTACAAGTTCGACCATGAATTGTTTGTATGTTTTCATTAGCCTATCATGTCCATTACTGGTAGTTCGTAAGTAGAACTCATTTTTTCTTCCAGTGCTGTTATTTCAGCAACACCGTCATCATAAATTTGCCTACCGTTGAGTTCTACACCACCAGGCAATTTTACACCTTGATACTTGATCAAGTTCATACCCCATTGTTTTTTCAACAATGCAGTAAAATATCTTTTCAAAAATGGATCATTATAAACCTTGGTAAAATCATTGGGATCAAGTGTTCTATAACATTCAATGATTAAGTAATCATCTTTTTTCATACTTGAATAATCAGAATCAATATACAATCT